TACCGATAACAACCGCAGAGGCAAAACCGTGGATCATGCAGAAGCATTACGCACGTCGAATGCCGTGCGTTCAGTATGCGTTTGGGTTGTACGATAATCTGATTTTGTGTGGAGTGGCAACATTCAGCCGAGGGGCAAGCCCGCACCTTTGTCGCGGAGTATGCGGAGATGAATATAGCAACCGCGTTTACGAACTGAATCGGGTGTGCATAGATTGTAACGACAAGAACGCTGGTAGCGTGTTGGTCGGCGGCGCGATTCGTCAAATGCCGCAACCTTGCATTTTGGTTAGCTTTGCAGACACATCACGGGGACACGTTGGATATTTGTATCAAGCGACAAACTGGATATACACAGGGCTTTCTGCAATCCGCAAAGACGCGGTAAGGGAAGGAGAAGAACACAAGCACAGTAAAGGCAAATGGGGAGAAGGGTTTGTGTATGTGGACAGACCACGCAAACACCGCTACGTCTATTTCTGCGGAAACAGAAAGGAACGAAAGGCTATGCGCGATGCGTTGCGGTACGATGTTCAACCATACCCGAAAGGCGACACAAGGAGATACGATGCAAGTGCGAAGTTCGCAACACAGCCGCTACTACTGGAATGCTAACAATAGCATAACCGGAAATGGCAGGCGTTGATATGTATCGCAAATCAATACGCACCAAACGCTTAGAGCGCAAGCGTACCCGTTGCGCTCAGAAACGGAGAGACATGTACGACTGGGAACAGAAATACAAGAAGTGCAACAACCCGCTCTGCGATCGCCAGACCAGCAAGGGAACGCAGTACTGCTGCGCGGCTTGCGCCACGGCGCACGAGGACGGATTCGAGATTCACCCTGACGGGCCGCTGGGACATTCAGAAGGCTGCAACAAGCGCCACGCTGAACGCGGACCGTTCAAGGCGTAGCCTCGACGATTGAGTTGACAGGCGCGGTATTCCGCGTCCTGTCGGACGCTTGGTTGGGGCGGGCCGACCCTGACTGAGCACAACGAACAACGGCCAAGGAGACAGGCGATGGGAATGGAGAGAGAGCCGAGAGCAGACCTTGCACAGTGTGCCACGGGGCGCGAACACACATCCAACGTGTTGCGGGGGCGTGCCCGCATGCTGACCGATCAGGCCGCGAAGCTGAACAATCTGGCCGACATGGTGCAGCACATGAGAGGTGACGCGGAGGGAATCCTCCACGAACTCGTGTGGGCCGGTCTGCGGCAACTGTAGCGACCACGGGCGGCAGGGCTAACCACCTGTCGCCCCAACGTTGAGCATGAGGCTTGACAACAAACGAAGGAGGATCCGATGGGATATAAAACAAGAGGAAATTGGAATGTCTGTCAGTGCATGCGTTCATTGAAAAATTGGAAGGACAGGAAAACAGGTAAGAAAAGGAGGCGGTGCAGAAACTACGATCATCAGGAGGTATGCGAGCGGTGCGTGAGGTTCAGTGAATACGTGCCAGAGTAAGGTGGAGGAAGTGAAGGAGATTGCAATGCCAGCTTTGAGTTTTCAGAAACAGTTTGTGCCGGCCGTAGAGAATGGCCTAGCTCAGATGCAGGGGAAACCCTTGCCATATCCAGACGTAAGACCCAAGCGCAACACCATCCGCGCAATGCGTAAACGTCGATTCAAAACCGATGATGCCTTGATGCTCTACTACGCGCAGCGGACAAACCAGTGCCGTAAGCTTGGAGATGTTACCTGTGAATGCGCCCGCACCATTTGGATCGATCGAGGGTTAGTGGAAGTGCAGGGTATCCCACTTGATGTTGCAGAGATTGAAGAGTTGGCTTTGTGCGACGGATTCAGCAGTGCCGTCGAAATGTTGAAGTGGTTCAATGATACGCATGGCTTGCCATTCTACGGCCAGCTAATTGAATGGTAGGCCGATATGGACGCGGGACAAGTAAAGGATATGTTGGCGAGCAGAGCCGAAGAGGTCTGCCGTTTTCTGGTGCCGCACGGCCGCTTGGATAAAAACGAATGGGTTGCCGGAGATATCCGCGGAGCGGCCGGACAGAGTTTCAGAGTCTGCATTGCCGGCAGTAAGGCAGGAGTATTTGCCGACTTTGCAGAGCAAGGCGTCAAAGGAGCGAATCTGTTGGAGTTATGGATGCAGGCCCGCGGATTGGATTTTCGTGATGCAATCCGTGAGGCTAAGGATTTTCTGGGGATCCGCGAGGACCGCGTGACCAGCGCAGGCCAGTATGCCGGTCGAGCGAAACCCAAGAGGTCGACAGACAGCCAAGGCACCAAAAGACTGGAAGATGAGTTCACAGAAGTCAAAGAGGGAAGCTTAGTCTGGCAATGGCTAACTGACGAACGCGCCCTGGAGCCTGACGCAATACGGGCGTATCGTATCGGCGAGAAGCATATACGCAGTAAGAACCGTGAGGGTGACGGTTACGTGGAACGTGATTGCGTTGTGTTCCCAACCTTTGACCCTGATGGAAACCTTGTGCGGATGAAGTTCCGGGACATCCGGGACAAGAAGTATATGTTTCTTCACCCGAAGGCTGACGATGCCGGTAAGTATAAGCATGGCGCCCCCCTGCATTTGTTCGGTATTCAGGCCGTAGACCCATCAGTGTGTGACGGACAGGTGGCAATAACAGAGGGCGAGCTGGATGCCATCAGTATGTGGGCCTTTGGCAACCCTGCAGTCTCTTTACCGATCGGGGCCCAACCAAGCGGCCGCAAGGACGCCACAGCACATGATGAGTGGATAGAGCGTGATTTTGATTGGCTCGAGGATTTTGTCACAGTGTTGCTGGCTTTGGATGGAGATGAGTCAGGCTTGGCCGCCCGGGATCTGTTGATACCCAGATTTCGCCGCGAGCGGTGCATGGTGTTTGATTGGCCAGAGGGATGCAAGGATGCCAACGATGCGGCGATGAAGGGACACGATATGCTGGATGAGTTGGCCAACACGCGGCCACTGGATCCGGATGAGTTGAAGAGACCGAAGGAATTTCGTAAGGCGATATGGGAACGGTTTTTCCCGCCTGATGGTGTTGAACCAGGCGACCGGTTGCCATTTACCATACCATTCATGTTCAGGGATGGCGAGGTTACGGTGCATCACGGATTCAACGGGCATGGCAAAAGTGTTGGTTTAACGCACCTGATGGTGCATCTTGGCCGTAAGATGCGACGTTGCTGCATTGCGAGTTTCGAGATTCCAGCCAGCATGACGCTTCAAAATATGATGAAGCAGGCAATGGGCAAACATGCGCCTCAAGACGAGGGCGAGTTTGATCGAGCCTTAAAGTGGATGGACGATAGGGTATTCATCTATGACTTTGTGGGCGAAGCCCTACTGGAGCCATTGCTGGATACATGGCAGTATGCCGCCAGAAAATACGGAGTTACCCATTTTGTGCTTGATTCGATGCTGAAGCTCAAGGACGTGGTGCAGGATGATTTTGACAGCCAACGCAATATGATGAATCGATTGAATCAGTTCGCAAAGGAGTATAACACACACGTCCACGTTGTATGTCACGCGAAGAAGCCAGACAGCCGCCACCCCAAGGAAAAGAATTGGCCTGGTGAATATGATATCAAGGGCTCTGGTGACATCAGTGATTTAGCGTGGAACGTGGTATGCTGGTGGAGGCATGAGCTGAAGGCGACGAAGATCGAGGAACTTGAGGACAAGATTAAGGCCGCAGAGCGTGTTAATGATTTAGACACACAGGCTGATCTGAATACGGAGTTGAATGCCGTTCGGAAGTTTTTCGATGCAATGTTGGTCGTGCAGAAGCAGAGAACCACCGGGGATTATCCATTGCATAAGCGATTATGGTTTGATGCCGGTGCCCACGGGTGCTGGCAGTTCAGGGAAGAGTATAACGAACCAGTTGAGCGGTACATTGATGGGGAGGCAGTCGATGGCGTTTGAGCCTACACCACACCCGATATTGGCAATCCCCACCCCAGCCCAGGCGATGGAGCTAGGAGCGGATGAGTGGTTGCGCGTAATGAAAGAGCGCGAAAAGATCATTAAGCGCGAACAACATGACCCGTATCGCTATGGCTGGGAGCCCTCAATATGGAAGGTGTGTCTGGCACTGTTGGATGCTCCATGGCAGGATGCGGAGCTATCCCGCAGGATACGGGAGCATTTGACGTTCGATAAGCCAGTGGACACGCTTTTAATTATGGGGGGCAACCGGTCGTCGAAATCAGAATTTGCAGCAAAATATGTTCAGCGAATTCTCAACAGCATAAATAAGGCCGTAGCGTGGTGTTTTCAAACGAACAATGAGAATAGCATCAGAATGCAGCAGCCGCTTGGCTGGAAGTATATGCCGGCTGAATACCGGAAAAAGATCAAGACTAACCCGACCTATATCAGCTACTCATTCAAAAACGGATTCAGCGATAATGTGTTTGTCTTACCCAACCGATCGCTTTGCTCATACCGAAATTATGAGCAGTCGATTGACACCATTGAAGGTGGCGAGATTGATGTGGCGTGGCCCGATGAGCTGGTAGGTAGTGACTGGATCCGCACGCTGTTGCTGCGACTTGCAACCCGCAACGGCAAGCTGTTGCTGACGTTTACGCCGGTAAAGGGCTATAGCCCAACTGTGGCTGAATTCCAGAACGGAGCAATCGCGGTGCAGGAAAGCATTGGCTTTTTGCTACCCAAGGACGGCGGGGAGCCATTGCTTGAAGAAGCATTTGCCATCGAGCAGTGTTTGAATTGGATCGAGGATGAGCCGTCACAGCCGCCAGTACCTAAAGGGAGAACCTTTGAGAAGGTGCCCAGGGTAATGAAGTGTATGGCCGCCAGTGGCGATACAGATGATACCCGGGCCATCGTATTCTTCCACTCTTCAGATAATCCTTATGGCAACCCAGCAGGAGTCTGGGAGAAAATTAGAACAGGCACCAGGGCGTTTATCCGCGAGCGATTCTATGGCATGGCAGACAAGGCGCAGAGTTCCCGTTGCCCAAAATTCGGTAAAGCTCATTTAATTCCAGCCAAACTTATCCCAGAAGAGGGGACAAATTACTGGCTTGGGGATCCGGCCAGCGGACGCAACATGGCGCAGATTTGGTTGAGGTTCACGAAGATGCATTGCTACATCTATCGAGAGTGGCCAGGCAATTACGATATTCCAGGTATTGGCGTGCCCGGACCGTGGGCAGTACCAGACGCGAAGAAGCTGGACGGGAAGGCCGGACCGGCCCAAGACAGCTTTGGGTGGGGGCTGAAAGCCTACAAGCGCGAGATAGCCCGCTTGGAGGGCTGGAAGGATAGCGAGAAGGCATTGATGTTGGCGCATGACGAGGATGATCATGTGGAGGCGTGGATGCCTGAGAATGGTGCCAAGGAGCGAATTGATCGCAGATTTCTAGACAGCCGCGCGGCTAGTTCGCCACACATCGAGAATGATCGGCCGGTAACACTCCAAGAGGATTTTGCCAATATAGGATTGTACTGCGATCTTACCCCGGGCGACAGCATTAACGAGGGCGTTGCGCTGATCAATGATTGGCTCGACTATGACGAAGAACAGCCAGTCAAAGGTTTCAACGTCCCATATCTACTAGTCTCCGAGGATTGCGTTAATGTGATTTTTTCTTTGAGAACATGGACCGGTGCCGATGGCAAGAAGGGGGCATGTAAGGATTTTTTCGACTTGGTGAGATACGCCGTAATGCTGGGACTTGGCTACGTCGAGCCCGGGAGTTGGCACACAGCCGGAGGCGGACATTATTAGGTATTGGTCATTGGTCATTAGGCACTGGTACACAAACGATGGGATGTCATGAACATGAAACAGTTACAAGTGTGGGCAGATGAAGCAGCAAGCCGCGAAGAAATGGTGGAGTTGATCACGCTACTTAGATCAAAATTGCGAGTGACCTGCATGGAAGTGGGTGCGATGATGGCAGAACAGCTGGATATTCGACCCCAAGCCCTAACCCGATTGATCATGTTGCGCAAATTGCTCCGGAAACTTGACGCATCAGAAGATGTCCCACTTGGCAAGGGCGCAAAAAAAGCATTCAACTCCGTGACAAAGGAAGTCGAAAATGGTTGAATCTGCATTGATTAGACGGAATGAGGTAATGGAATTGCTGAACTGTGATAGTAAACTTGTCACTAAAATGGTACGCTGTGGCGTCCTGACACAGATTCATTTGGTGCCGGGGGGATATGCACATTACAAGCGTTCAGAAGTCGATTCTTTGATTACAGGAGATCCACAACATCGAGGTGAATCATGAAAGACCATGACGAAGTGCTGGACAATGAAGTGGCAAGCGACAGTGCCGAAGGCAACATTACAGAAGCTGATATCCAAGACTTGCTTCAATCTGTTAAAGAGGTAACTGAAGAGGCCGGCACAGGGCTATATGAGCGCCGGGAGGTTGCCCACAACGCAAGGTATTGCCTTTGGGATGGACAGGACCAGGAGGGCAAGAAGCTGGCAGATAAGCACGGAGGGAAAGAACAATTCCCATTCGAAG